TCGTTGGTTAGGTGAACGTAACCGTGACTTCTATGCACGTGTTATCGTTGAAGCTAACCGCGTTGCTATCCGTAACCGTCGTGGCGCTGCAAACTTCATTGTTGCAACACCTCGCGTTTGCGCAATGTTAGAAATGCTTCCTGAGTTCCAATGGTTCCCTGTTCAAGGTAATGTCAACACTCAACCTGTTGGTATCGCTAAGGTAGGTACAGTTGGCGGACGTTTCAATGTTTACCGTGATACACGTACAGAAGCTCAGTATCAAGTAGGTACTCGTTCAAACCCATTAGAGTATGCTCTATTAGGTTACAAGGGTGCTGAATACTATGATACAGGTATTGTATACTGCCCATACATCCCAGTATTGGTACAACGTACAATCGGACCTAATGACTTCAGCCCACGTGTTGGTTTAATGACCCGTTATGGCGTTATTGACCATATCTTCGGTGCAGCATTATACTACCACTTAATTATCGTAACAGGTCTACACACATCGTTTACACCTGGTACACAAAGCGTATTCCTCTAAGAGGTCTACACTTAGTAAAAAGTGTTCTAAAAAGAACCCGCTCAGTAATGAGCGGGTTTCTTATTGCTTATTTGCAAATAAATGTAATTATTTAAAATGAAAGATACCACAATCGTAATACCAGCTTACAAACCTACGAGTTTGCTTATAGATTGTGTTAATTCTATTATTAAAAATACAGATCCGGATGTAGCGGATATATTAGTCGTGTGTAATGGTTGCGATAGAGATACAGCTAATTTTTTATTAGAAAGCAAATCTAACACAGTACGTTTTGTTTGGTATAATGAACCTATAGGCTTCACTAAAGCAGCCAATATAGGTTTGAAGTTAGCTGAAACCCCCTACATACTATTAATGAATACAGACGTAACTGTATTAGACTGGCCTCCAAAAAATCTTTGGTTAACTAATTTAATTGACCCCTTAAAACAAAACCCTAAAACTGCAGTTACTGGTATCTGTAACATGTATTTTAATTATGGTCTTTATATACCGTTTTTTCTTGTAGGTTTACGTAAGACTACCTTAGAACAATTTAACTACTTAGATCAAACGTTTAGCCCGGGGTATGGAGAGGATATAGACTTTTGTTTTAAAGCAGTTGCCGCTGGGTACGACTTAAACGTTATAACTAATAATACATCTGTCGATGAAGAAAAAATATATACCGCTCAGTATCCTATATATCATAAAGGTCAAGGTACATTTGGTTCGGTAGGAGAACAATTAGCTGGTAGAGGTCACGACATAGTATATCAAAGGTATTTTCAAAAATAATCATGTTAGATACAACCATAATAATTCCTGCATATAAACCCTACACTATTTTAAAGCGTTGTGTAGACTCTATTATTGCTACCACTGATTTAACTAAAGCCTGTGTTGTAGTAGTTTGTAATGGTAGTGACAGAGAGAGTGCAGATTACATTTTAAATCTTAACAACCCAGCTATCACGTTTGTTTGGTCACCAGAAGCTTTAGGCTACCCTAAAGCGACTAATATGGGCATTAAAGTAGCTACAACACCGTATGTTATTTTATTAAATTCAGATGTAGTGCTGTATAATCAACCTAAACACTGGTGGGTTGAAAAGATGATAGCACCTTTAAGAACTACACCTAATTTAGCTATTACTGGTTTAACTGAAGTATGGTTAAACGGTAGAAGTTTCTACCCGTTTGCACATGTAGCGCTTAAAAAAGAAGTAATTGAAAAATTAGGCTATATAGACGAAACATTTAGTCCAGGATACGGAGAAGATGTAGATTTTTGCTTTAAAATTACTGATGCGGGATATGATTCCCTTATAGTAGCAGAGTTGTTTCCTGATAACGAAAAAGGGATCAATTTATCTACGTTTCCCATATATCATGGCGGAAAAGAATCGTTCGGTGACGAACGTGGTACTGCTTTGCAAAAAAGAGGTTTCGAAATACTTAAACAGAGATATTTCTCTTAATGACAGTTCCACTTACGTAGAGCTAATGCTTTACGGGTAGGTTTACCGTTTGGTTTTTTCATCGGGCCTTTGACACCCTTCATACGCGCACAAAAGCTCTTACGGCGTTTAGCTGCTTTGCTGCCTGGTTTTAATTTACCTGGCTTAGTAGTAACAGCCATTGACAAGTGACTACCTGGGTGACTGTGACGGTAGCTCATTATACCTTTACGGTTAAGACCACCTGTAGGTGATTTACCAGCTTTCTTTTGCCAAGTAGGTGCATGACCTTCAACAGGAAACGATTCGGTAAATTCTCTTAACAGACTTTCATACCTTGCATCAAAGTTTTTAAATAGCATATATATATTTATGCTTTGAAGTAAATATAAACAGATGAGCAAAAAAAAGCGATTACAAAAACAGAAGTTAGCTCAACAAAGTCAAAATAATGCACCTGCTACTAAAGACAAGAGTATTTTAGTACATCAGGCCGATAAGTTAGAAAGACCGGTACAGATACGACAAAGGCCGGATTTAACAAATAAACAAAAAGAATTTCTCAAAATAGCATTAGACAATCACACTAAGATTGTATTCTTAACAGGTCCTTCTGGTAGTAGTAAAAGCTTTTTAGCCACGTTAGTAGCGCTGGAGCTTTTAAATTTAAAGAAGGTATCTGACTTAATATATATTCGCAGTATAGTAGAGAGTTCAGATAATAAAATGGGATATCTCCCGGGAGATGCTGCAGAGAAACTATCTCCATATCTTGAACCTTTAATGGAGAAGCTTGATGAACTGCTTTGTAAAGCTGATATTAATATGCTTATGAAAGAAAACCGTATTGAAGGTAAACCAACCGGATATCTTCGTGGTCTTTCGTGGAATGCTAAAGCAGTTATCATGGACGAAGCTCAAAATAGTACATTTAGAGAGCTAACTACTTTAATGACTCGTGTTGGTCAGTTTAGCAAATTGTTTATTTGCGGTGACCCTATGCAATCAGATATTAATGGTAAATCGGGATTTGAAAAAATGTGTAACGTTTTTAACGATGAAGAGAGTCGAGATAAAGGTATCCATGTCTTTACATTGACGGAAGCCGATATTGTGCGTAGTGAAATTGTAAAGTTTATTGTAAAAAAATTAGAACTTTACAATAAGAAGGGTTAACTTTTCTAACTACGTCCAGCACACAGGCGAACAAAAAATATTTTTTTATTAGAGATAAAAAAGTAAAAGCCCGTACAATACGTAAATAATATTCCCTGTACTAAAACTATGATATTCGACGAACAAATTTCTCGTAAACCTAATCACTATCCTTGGACTGAGGAATTTATCGAATCCATGCATAATGGTTTTTGGACACATAAGGAGTTTAGCTTTAAGTCAGATGTACAGCAGTTTAAAGTTAAGTTAAACGATCAAGAAAGAGAAATTATTATTCGCACTTTATCCGCTATCGGTCAAATTGAAGTTGCGGTAAAAACGTTTTGGGCTAAGCTTGGTGAAAACCTACCACACCCTTCATTACAGGATCTTGGCTATGTAATGGCTAACACTGAAGTAATTCATAATAATGCTTATGAAAGGCTATTAACTGTACTCGGCCTTGAAGATGTATTTGAAGAGAATCTCAAGTTAGAATGGATACAAGGCCGTGTAAAGTATCTTAAGAAATATACACATCGTTACTATAAAGACAAGAAAAAACAATATCTTTACGCTATTATACTCTTTACACTATTCGTAGAGAATGTATCGCTTATGAGCCAGTTCTACATTATTAACTGGTTTGCACGTAATAAGAATCTGCTTAAGGATACTGATCAACAGGTTAAATACACTCGTAACGAAGAGCATATTCATGCTCTTGTTGGTATGAAGATTATTAACACTATTAGAGAAGAACACCCAGAACTCTTTGATGAAGAGCTTACAGAAAGAATTCTTGCTGAAGCTAAAGAAGCATATGAAAGCGAAGCAAAGATTATCGATTGGATGGTTAACGGCATTAATGAAGACGGATTAACTGCAGCTCATCTTAAAGAGTTTGTTAAAGACCGTATTAACGAATCTCTCAAGGGTATTGGTTTTCCAGAAGTATTTGAAACGGATTCTAAGCTTCTCAAAGATACTTCTTGGTTTAACGAAGAATTACTCGGTAATAATATGACCGACTTCTTCCACTCTCGTCCTGTAGAGTATTCTAAAAAGTCACAAAGCTTTTCAGAAGACGATTTATTTTAATAAAAAGTATAGTATAATATATAAAAATGAGTAACAAGAACATTTACTGGCTGAATAGCGACTCCCGCAAGTTCCTTGAACGTGGTTATCTCCTGGACGGAGAAACTGCCGAAAAGCGTATAAGAGATATAGCTGAAACAGCTGAAGACTATCTTAAACTGAAAGGCTTTGCAGATAAGTTTGAAGACTATATGCACCAAGGCTTCTATTCCTTGGCTTCTCCTATTTGGTCAAACTTTGGCCGTAACCGCGGTCTACCTATCTCTTGCTTCGGTTCATACATTGACGATGATATGGACGCTATTCTGTATAAGATTTCAGAAATAGGTACTATGTCAAAAGCCGGCGGTGGTACATCTGCTTACTTCGGTAAAATACGTCCTCGTGGTGCACCTATCTCGTCCGGTGGCGAGTCTACCGGGGTACATCATCAGTTAACTGTATTTGAAACACTAACAGATTATATTTCGCAAGGTAACGTGCGTAGAGGTTCATTTGCTGCGTACCTACCTATCGATCATAAGGATATTGAAGAGTTCTTAAAGATTAGAAGTGATGGAGACGACATACAAAATCTTTCTATCGGTGTTTGTGTAACCGATGAATGGTTGAAGTCTATGCTTGATGGTGATAAAGAAAAGCGTCGTATCTGGGGTTTAGTTATTAAAAAGCGTTTCGAGTCTGGTTATCCTTATATCTTCTTTACTGATAATGCTAATAATCAAGCACCACAGGTATATAAAGACAAGAACATTAAGATTAACCAAAGTAATCTCTGTACGGAGATTATGTTATCAAACGATAATGAAGAATCGTTCGTTTGTGATTTGTCTTCTCTTAACTTTGAGCAATGGGACAACTGGAAGAACACTGATGCAGTAGAAACATTAGTATACTTCCTTGATGCTGTAATGACTGAGTTCATTAATAAGACTGAAAAAATGAAGTTTATGGTACACCCAAGAAACTTCGCTATTAATCAGCGAGCTCTTGGTATTGGTGCTCTTGGTTGGCACACATATCTTCAGTCTAAGATGATTGGGTTTGAGACAATGGAAGCAAAGCTACTTAACACTCAAATATGGAGCTTTGTTCGTAAGAAAGCAGATGCTGCTACCGCGCAAATGGCTGTAGAATACGGTGAACCACCTTTACTTAAAGGTTATGGCCGCCGTAACGTGACTACACTTGCTGTAGCACCTACTACTTCCAGTTCATTTATTCTCGGTCAAGCATCTCCTTCAGTAGAACCTCTAAACTCTAACTACTTTGTAAAAGACTTAGCTAAAGGTAAGTTTACGTATAAGAACCCTTACCTTGAAGCTTTACTTGAAACAAAGAAGAAAAACACTGAAGGTGTTTGGAAGTCTATTCTCGTAAAAGGTGGTTCTGTGCAACATCTTGAATTTCTTACACCAGAAGAAAAAGCTGTGTTTAAGACTTTCGGTGAAATTAGCCAAAAGGAAATAGTGATCCAGGCTGCTGCACGTCAAAAGTATATTGATCAAGGTCAATCATTAAACTTAATGATTCCACCCAGCACCAAACCAAAAGACGTTAACGAGTTAATAGTATTTGCTTGGGAGAACGGTATTAAGAGTCTTTACTATCAACGCTCAGCTAACCCCGCACAGGAGCTTGCGCGTTCAATCTTGTCTTGTGCAAGTTGTGAATCGTAATGAGTCTCGAATTAACCGACACCCATTGTACTTGTAATAATATTTCTTATAGAGAAATTATCCATCTCGTTGATAAACACGAAGATGTAAAAACTGTAGAGCAGCTACAAGAGTATTGTAGCTGTGCAAATCAGTGCGAGCTTTGCAGACCTGATATTCAAAAAATTATTGATTATTTTAGAAAGTAGTATACTATCTATGTATGCATGTTAAATCAGATTTAGCAGTTATAACCTGTCATTTTAACTGGTTTAACTACAACAGACCAAAATATAATTTAAATGGGTTTTTAAGGCAAATGGATGCTGTGGATATACCTGTTTACGGAGCAGAAGCATCACTTGACGGTAATTTTGTTACAAAAGATAATAAAAACTGGGTACATTTAAAAGCAGAAGATAATAACATTTGTTGGCAAAAAGAAGCTTTACTAAATTTAGCAGAAACAATAGTACCTGAAAAATATACTAAGATAGCATGGATAGATCACGACTTAAATTTTACTAATTTAAACTGGTATGATGAAGCTTCTGAAGCATTAGACAAACACAAGCTAATACAGCTATTTGAACAGTGCTATTTAACAGATATAAAAGGTAATATAGAGCGCCATGCATATGCATTTTTATCAGCTAATAATGTAACATTACAGCATTTAAAGCATAAAAAACTTTCTTGTTGGGTTGATAATTTTGCTAATATGAATGTTATGGAAGTTGTAAAACCGGTAGACTATATACCCGAGCCTCCGATTCTTGAACTTACACCAGAACTTAAAAAAGAAAAAAAATTAATTAACAACACACTATGTATACCTTTTTATAAAATGGTATATCATGTAGGTTTTGCGTTTGCAGTAAACAGGTCATTATGGAAAGAAAACATTAAACTGTTTCCGTATTTTCTTTTAGGTAGCGGAGATATTGCAATTATTAGTGCTGTTTTTAATCATAAAGCTCGTCTTTATAAAGAACAGTATTTCGATGGTTATCAGGAATGGGTAGAGCAATTTTATCGTTATATCGGTAATAATACCGGCTACATTAAAGGTAGTGTGTATCATGAATATCATGGTTCCAGAAAAAATCGCGGCTATGATATAAGACATTCTTTAGTACAAAAACATAATTTCAATTTTAAAAATAATTTGTTCTTAGAAAATGGCTTATTAGTAATAAAAGATGCACCAGAGTTTGCGTTAGCCGTAAAAGACTACTTTAAAAACCGTAACGAAGACATATAAAAAAATAATTTATAAGTTCTTATTTAATAATAATTTATATAATTAATATGTATAAATTATTGAAACTTTTATTTTCTATATAATAATTATTATTGCTATGAAACTAACTAACTACAATAATAATAGCATATACAGACCAACATCTCTCGTTGAACAATTATTCAACAGGGATCCATTCGATCACCCTTTCTTTTGGGGTGACGTTACACGTACAGGAGACACTGTACGTTTTAAAGAAGGGGACGAACTCACTGTAGAGGTGGATCTTCCCGGTGTGCCTAAAGATAAAACAAACGTTACAGTAGAGGGTAGAGTAGTAACGATAGAGGGAACTCGTAAGGTTATTCACAAAGGTGGTACCCAAGAAGAGACCTTTAGTCGTAGCTTTACCGTTGCAAGCACGTTTAATATCGATAAGGCTAAAGCCTCGCAAAACGACGGTGTGCTAACCTTAACCTTTCCAAAAAATAAGGCAGACGCCGGTGGCAAGAAAGTTATTGATATAGATTAATAACTTGCAAGGTGTACAGGGAGAGAGAAATCTCTCCCCTTTTTTATTGTAAGTATTAATATGAAAAAGTATTTAATAGTATTAGTGTCTTTATTTTTGTCCGGGTGTTTAAGCTTACCTAAGTTCAACACACCCAAAGTAGACACTACTACGTCTGCAGCTGTAGTAGTTAAAGCTGAAGACACTAAAAAACAGGTAGATGCAGCAGCTGAAGCAAACACTAAAGTTGAAGCAGCTCGTAAAGAAATGGAACTCCAATATGCTAAGTTTAGAGACGGCTTACAAAAAGCATATGATGATAGAGAAAAGTTAGACGATGCTAATTTTGCAAAAATAGGAGAGTTAAACTACGGAATTTATATTGTTACGCAGGAAAAAAAGAAACAAGATATTAACACGCTTATAGCTCACTTACGTTCAAAAGAAATAATGAACCGTACAGATAAAACTACTCCGGAGCAAAAAACCGCTATAGCTAAAGAAGTAGATGACGAAAAAACAAAAACTATAGATCAATTATACCTCAAGTATAACGCTCAGGTAGAGTTAGCAATATCTCAAAAATCTCAATTAGACAACGCAGAGGCTTTAATAGCTCAAAAAGAAAAAGAAAAACAACAATTAAGAGAAGCTCAACAAGTTACTATTAACAAGATACAAGCTGAAAAAGACGCTGAAATTGCACGTTTAAAGAAAGAGGCTAATGATCAATTAGCTATTGCTAAAGCCAATCAAAAAGCGGAGATGGTTGGCTTGATAGTAAAGGCATTACTTGGTGTTGGTATATTGTTCCTCGTGCTTGCTGTATTGTTAAAAAACATTACAATGGGTATAGGGTGTATAGCTTCTTTAGGCTTAGCTTATACGGCCGCCACTATACCGATGTGGGTAGTGGGTACAATACTGGGTGGGGTAATTGTAATATTTGTACTTGTTGAAATTTTTAAGGAAAAGAAAATTAACACTACTAATCCAACAGTAATACAGGTACAGACTATTTCACCTCAGCAGCCGACACAACCTCCGAGCTCGTAAGTTCTACAACATTATTAGCTGCCTTTTCTTTGGCTTTACCGGTTAGTTGAGCTATAATCTCTTCACGGGTAGCCACTAATATGTTAGTATTACCCTGAGGTAAGTTAAGATAACCATCGTTCTTAAGACGTTGTATCTCTTTCTTACCCTCGATTTCAAGTTTCTTAAGTTCTTTATTTGCCTCTGACTTTTTATGCTGTAAATTCATTTTATTAACAGTTTCAATTGCACCAGTACTTGCAGCAATTAAGCTTGCTAACCCGGCCATCATTTCAGGATCACCGGTAGCTACTGTTAATTTTTGTAATTCCATTATACTTTTAACACTATTTTCTACCAATTCAGCTGAATGCTTTAATACAAACGTTTGCATCTCTTCTGGTGTATTGGGAACAACTGGAACAATTGTTTCGGGTACCTTTGTATCCATTGTTTCTTTTGCAGCCGGACTCAAACCTGCAATAAAATCATCTATTTGATTTATAATTTGTTGGTTATCAGCTGGAGTGTTATCCGGTAACGAAGGATTCATTAATAATACTTAGGAAAGCAGTTGAGTTATCAAGCTTAACATATATACTCATTCATTATGTCATTCCCAGTTAATATTAAATTCGTAAAAACAGCTGACAATGCTGTGCTACCTTCGTTTAATCATTCCGATCCTTATACAGGCGATTCTGGTTTAGATCTTACTTGTACAGATACTGTAGTAATACCAGCTAAAGGTTGGGCTGTAGCACCTGTAGGACTTAAGCTCGCTTATATTACACCTGGTTACTGGATTCGAGTAGAAGGTCGTTCTGGTGTAGGTTTTAAAAAGAGTATATTCCCCCATTTCGGTATTATTGATAACCCTTATAGGGGGGATATGGGTATTAAACTATATAATTTTAGCGATGTACCTCAAACGTTTATTGCTGGTGATAAAATAGCTCAATTAATTGTATATCCTCTTATTCAGGCTGATATTGAATGGGCTGATCAAGTAACTGAAACAAAGCGTGGAGAGAAAGGCTTTGGTTCATCTGATAAACCTGCTGATGCATCAGATGTGTATAACAAAAAAAGAGGCGGTGTACAACCTACTGAAGTTGAAATAGTACCAGATCCAGATGGTGGTTTTTCGGTTAAACCTAAAAAGAAATAATGACAATTAACGAACAGTTAATGAATATATGGGTAGAAGCATACCGGCCAACTAAATTAGCCGATATGGTTCTATCTGAGTCTTTACGTGCATTTGTAGAAGAATGTAAACGAAAAGAAGAAATACCTAACCTATTACTTGTAGGTAACCCGGGTACCGGTAAAACTACATTAGCTAAAGTTATTATAAATGAATTACTCGATGCACAGTACCTCTACATTAACGCGAGCGAAAAGAACGGTATCGACGAAGTCAGATCCTCTATTCTTTCGTTTGCTCAAACTAAGAGCCTGGATGGCAAAATTAAGATTATCTTTCTGGACGAGTTTGATAACTTTACTGATGCCGGTCAAAGAGCTCTGCGTAATGTTATGGAAGAGTATGCTGGTAATACCCGTTTT